AAAAATGGTGAAGAATTTATGTTTAATCAATTTCCATTTCTTTATAGAGATGAAGATAAATACGTAGTACCTAATTTACAAGATATTAAAGATTCTTTAGAAAAAGGAGATTTTAGTATTGTTCCTGTCACAGGAGGAAATCAACCTGTTTATCAATTATATGTAAATAATTTTGACTCTAATTTAAGAAGCGTACCTTTAGGTGTTCAAGGAGATGAAAAAATAGTTATTGAACAATTTGATCCAACAGCAATAGATCCTTATTCAACACCAATATCTAAAAAGCAAATAATGGATAGTATTACAACAGATTTAGTAAATAACCCTGAATCTATGTTTAATAAAATACCTGGTTTTGACAAAATGCCAGAAGGTATGAAAAAATTTACAGTACAATTTTTAACACAACCACAATACAGACAGGGAACAGAAAAGTTTTTAGAACCTTTTGTAGAATTTATAACAGGTGGTAGATATGATTATAGAAGTGTTGAAGATGAAATGAATAAATATATAAACCAAGAATACCGTAATAGATATAAAGAATATTTAGATTAATGGCAGTAAAATTAATTAAAAATGCTATTAACCCAATTTCTTTAGAGCAAAAACAACCAGGACCAGAAAAAAGATATTTTTTTGAAACTGCTGTATCAAACTTAGATGCAGTAGGTTATTTATTTAACAAGTCCTTTATGAATGAAAATCTTATTGGACAAATATATACATCTTTTTATGAAAACAATAGTGATTATAAATATGATGATAATTATAGTATTCATGCTGATCCACAATTAGGAGAATATCAAGAATATTTATCTTTTTTTGAAGGATCTAGAAATGCAAAAGAAACAGCTAAACTTATTCAAGAATTAAAATATGAACAACTAGCAGGTACATTAGCACCTATTAGTGTTGTAGGTACTTTGATGGGAGCTATTACAGATCCTAGTACTTTATTGTTAGCAGGTAGAGGTGCTAAATTAATAACAACACAAGCTGGTGGAAAAACATTTATGAAACCATATGCAACTGGAGCTATACTAAGTGCAGAAGAAGGAGCAAAACAATACTATAGTGATGATAGATCATTAGAAACTAGCATGATGGTTGGAGGTGTTGGATTTTTATTACCTGGTTTATATAACAAATTGATAGGTATAAAAAATTTACCAGTTAAGGCAGATTTAGCAAAGTATGAAGAATATACAGATACTGCTAATTATATGAATACTAAAAATGCAGCTAAAAATGCTGATGAAAGTTTAGATATTGATTATTCTTTTTTAGATCCTAACAAAAAACAAACACCTAATAGTGTAGGTGCAAGTGGTACTCCAGGTATATCTTATCCTAGTTACAATGAATCAAAAGTAGGAGAGGCTATTTACTCAACTAAAACTGGTTTAGAAAATAGTCCATTAACACCATTATTTAGAACATTACAAAAAGATTCATTAGTAGTTAGAGAAACAGGTACAGAATTAGTAGAAATACCTTTATATCAAAACAAAAACTTTGCACCATTTAATGAAGCAACTACTATTTCTATAGAAAATGAAGTTAAAAGAAATACATCTTTAATTATTAATAACTTAAGATCTATAGATAAACACTATGACGAATATTTAAAAACTGAAAGCAAAAGATATGGGAAAGAATATGGTTTTGCTACTAAAACATACAAAAAAGCATTTGGTGGTAAAAATGAATTATCACTTGTTAAATTTAGAAAAGAAATATCTAAAGCATTAGTTAATGGATTAAAACATGAAAATCCTCATGTAGTAGAAGCTGCTAGAAATATAAGAGAAAACTTTTTTAACATACTTGGTAAAAGAGCAGATGATTCTGGAATGTTTTTAATTATGCCAAGAAAACAATTAAACTTTTGGCAAACTAAATTAGACGAATTAAAAAGATCAGGACAAAATACTATTAAAATAGATGACCAAATTTATAGTAGTAAAAAAATAAATGATGAAATAGCAGGAGTAGAATCACAAATTAAATATCTTAGTGAAAATAACGGTTTAATGAAAGATTACATACCAAGATTTTATAGAAAAGACTTAATTAGAAAAAGAAAAGCTGAATTTACTAATCTTATTTATAGAGCTTTATTAAAACAAAACCCTAGTGCAAAGATAAAAGATGCTGAATCAGTTGTAGATAACATACTTACTCAACAACCTTTTTATAAAATTAAATCATGGAAAGAATTAGTAGAAAGTAACAAAGGATTTACAAGTCCTATGGGTATATCAGATCATGTAAAATCAAGAAGAATAAAACTTAATGATGATGAACTTATTGATGCTGGGTTTATAGAAGCAGATATAGAAGGTTTAATGAGAGCTTACTATAGATCAGTTATGCCAGATATTGTTTTAACAGAAAGATTTGGTGATCCTGGAATGATAGGTATAAATTATGCAGCAGGTGGATATAAGAAAGGTTTGACACAAATATTTGCTGAATATCAAGCAAGAATATTAGCAGCACCAAAATCACAAAAAGCAAAGATTGAACGTGAGATGGCAGAAGCTATGGATGATTTACAAGATTTAAGAGATTTAATTAGAGGAACAGCTGGATTACCAGCAAATCCAGAATCAGCATTTTCAAGAACTGTTAGAGTAGGTAAGAATGTAACAGCTATGACATATTTGTCAGGAATATTAGCTGCTGTTCCTGATGTGGCTAGATTAGTTATGGCAGATGGTGTCAAAAAGAACTTCGGTAGATTATATGAAGCATTTTTTGATGATATGGGATGGAGAATGTTAAAGTTATCTAAAAAAGATGCACAATTAACAGGAGAAGCAGCAGATATGTATTTAGGTACACGTGCTGCATTGTTTGCAGATACAGGAGATATTTTTGGTTTAATGAACTCAGTAGAAAGAGCTACTGGTCAAATAAGTAATTTTTATTTTAGTTATATTAATGGAATGAATTTATGGAATACAGGTGTAAAAAATATAGCTTCATTAGTAAACGGATCAAAAATACTAGATTATGTAGAAGCATTAGCAACTGGTAAGAAAATAGGTGTAAAAGAAAGAGCACAACTTAACAACTTATTTATAGATGAAGTAATGGCTCAAAAGATTTATAAAGAATATCAAGCACATGGATTAGGTAAAGGAGCTACAGAAAGTGCAGGATATGAAAAGTTAAGAGTAGCAAGAGCAGATAATTGGACAGATAGTGTTGCTAGAGAAACATATTTATCTGCATTACAAAAAGATATTAATATTACTATTGTTACTCCAGGTAAAGCAGATGTACCTATGTGGATGAACACAGAAATAGGTGGTGTATTATCACAATTTAAAAAGTTTGGTATGGCAGCTACACAAAGAATTTTGATGAGAGGTATGCAAGAAAGAGATAATAATTTTATGATTGGTGTAGTAGGATTGATATCATTAGGTGCTATGGTAGATGCTTTCAGACAAAGGCAGTTTGGTCTTGATTATAAGAAAAAGAAATTTGGTGATAAATTAATGGGTGCAATAGATAGATCAGCAATACTCGGTATATTTTCTGATGTTAATAGAATGGTAGAAACATTATCTAATAATAGAATTGGTTTATCACAAGTAGTAGGTGGTGGTAGACAATATAAACCTACTTATAAACAAAAAATGGGTTTAGCTGGTCCTTCTGGATCTTATATAGCTAATTTATACGATATAATGTTAGATTGGGGTAAAGGTACACATGATTATACTACTGCTAGAGCAATACGTAAGACTTTACCTTTTCAGAATATATGGTATTTAGATAGTGTATTTGATAAAATAGAAAAAGGTTTATACTAAATGGCACTTCAAATAAGCGATACTACACCTAGAATACAATATACAGCTACGTCTGGACAGACTACATTTGCTGTACCTTTTGAATTTTTTGATGTAGCTGACCTAAAAGTTTACAACGGTACGACACTCCTTACTTATAACAACTCACCTTCATCTGCATCACAATACAGTGTAATTGGTGCAGGTGTTACAGGTGGGGGATCTATTACATTAGGTAGTGGAGGAGCTACATTAAATGATAAAATTACTATAGTTAGAGATCTAGCTATTGAAAGAATATCAGACTTCCCTGTATCTGGTAACTTTCCTATCCAAACACTTAATACAGAACTAGATAAAAACGTTGCTATGTTGCAACAATTAGAAGAACAGTTTGCTAGAACACTACAATATCCTGTTACTACAACTACAGGATTTAATGTAGACCTACCAGATCTAGTAGCTAATAGAGTATTATCTGTAAATTCAGACGCAACTGCTTTATTAGCTGAACAAGAACTAGGTACGTTCCAGGGAGATTGGGCATCTTCTACTAGTTATCAAGTAAGAGATTTAGTTAAAGATACATCTACAGGTAATATATTCTTTGTTAATTCTGCACATACATCATCTGGTAGCCAACCCTTAACTACTAATGCTAACAGTGCTAAATATGATTTAATAGTAGATGCTGCATCCGCTACTACGTCAGCTACAAATGCTGCTAGTTCAGCAACAGCAGCTTCTACTTCTGCAACAGCTTCTGCTAATAGTGCAACAGCTTCTGCGTCATCTGCAACAGACGCACAGACAGCTCAAACAGCAGCAGAAACAGCTCAATCAGCTGCCGAAACTGCTAAGACAGCTGCCGAAACAGCTGAAACAAATGCTGAAACAGCTGAAACTAACGCTGCAACGAGTGCAACTACAGCTTCTACACAAGCTACTAACGCTAGTAACAGTGCTACTGCCTCTGCATCAAGTGCTACTGCTTCTGCAAATAGTGCTAGTGCTGCATCAACTAGTGAAACAAACGCTGCTAGTTCTGCTACATCAGCTTCTGGATCAGCTACAACAGCTACTAACCAGGCTACCGCAGCAAGTACATCAGCTACTAACGCTGCTTCTTCAGCTAGTACAGCAACAACTCAGGCAACCAATGCAGCTAACTCAGCCACCGCAGCTCAGACAGCTCAAGCCGCTGCTGAAGCCGCT